CTCTGCACTCGGTAGGGTAGGGGAGTATAGCAACATATAGAATAAGCAGCCCCCTCTGTCGAGGGGGCTGCTGTGTTTAAATAGCTGTAGTGGAAATTTGCTGAATGTTTGTAGGTGCGCCCAGTTTTGAGTACTTTGTAGGGTCAAACCCGTTGATGAATCCAAATGTACAGTTGCTCGCACCAAACTGAATACCTGCTGTGTAGGCGGGTGTTATATTCCATCCAGAAAGTCGGGTAATAACGCACCACTCCGAACCGACAAATACAGCTGGAGCGTTTTCTCCGTGCAGGGTTTCGCGCGCTACCGTGATATCGTCCACGATGGTTCCAATGCCGTCCGAGATTTGAATTGGACGCGGTACATCAATAAAAGTACAATGACTGATAGAAACCGCCCTACACCCCCCCTCGATGTAAATGCCGTTCATTGGAGCCGTCGCGAGGACCTGGCATGTATTGATAACAGCAGTTGATTTTACAAGTCGTATGCCGTATGATGCAGCGTTACTATAGCTGTTTAGAATATGTACGGCGCCATTAAGACAATTTGTCAAGTAAATACCGGTTTGCGGGCACTGGTCTGCAATGAAACCATCAATCATAATGTCCCAAACCGTTGATGGGGTCGAGGTTGCGTTAATCCATATGCCATTGGAGTTGCTGCATTCGCAGTTGCTGATATAAATATCTCGAATGTCGTTAGAAGAATCAGCAAGGAACATCCACCTATCCCCTGTAGCACTGCCGAGGCTGGAAATGCAGTTTTCTGCGCGGAAAGAGGCGTTGCCGGAGATACCAGTTGCACCCGTGGAACTCTCTATTAAATGATAACTTGTAATAGGCTTAGAGGTTGTAAGGGCAATATCATGTATAATATTACGTACCTGCAGATTGACAGTATGCGCACATTCTAACACTTTTCGGCAACCGATTATAAACATATCCTCAATGAAGAATCGTTCAGAATACTCCGAAGTAAAAGCCGCGTCTACTTCATCGGTCACACCGATAATAACGCCATTGCGAAAAATAGTGCGCTCCACATGGGCTGTATTACTGCCGTTAAAAATGAATTTGCTGTTGGCAGTAGTGAGCTTAATAACGCACCCCTGCAAATCGTATGTTGTGTGCGGTTGAAGATAAATATTATTACTTACAATGTATGTAGTATCAGTGCCCAGTCCAGCATATGTAGCAGGACGACCAAACTTCACTGTACCCTCATACCCGGAGAGATAATTGCTGATAGCAGACCCTAAATCACCTTCATAATTAAACCAGTCAACCAGTACAACGCTATCAGTCATCTTGATCGTGCCGGTGTTTGCTTTACGGAAATGACAGTTAGCACCGGCAATAGGTGCGGTGATGGTTACTGTGCATGTGTTAGCAATCAACATTGCGTTGTACGCAAAATAGGAACCGGTCAGTGTGACGTCCTGCGTAATATTGTATGTGCCGTCCGGGAACAGCAGTGGAAGACCGGATGCCATAGCACGCTTAATTGCCTCCGTATCATCCGCTAAGCCGTTGCCTAATGCCCCGTAGTCCTTAACGTTAGCAAATGCACCAGAGGACTTGTCCTCGATCTGTTTTTGTAATTTCTCATCTGCCTCAATACGAGCCGTTGTTTCCGCGTCAATAGCCGTCTGTAGCTGGTTGTCGGCGTTCTCTCTGGCCGTTTGTTCTGCGTCAATAGCCGTCTGAAGCTGGGTGTCGGCGTTCTCTCTGGCCGTTTGTTCTGCGTCAATAGCCGTCTGAAGCTGGGTGTCGGCGTTTTCCCGGGCCGTTTTCTCTGCGCTCAAGCCCTCATTAAATGTGGTGATAAGGTAGTGCAGAACTTCATTTGTGGAGCTGCTGACGCAGTTGGAGCCGGGCACGTAAGCATCACCGGCGATCATTGCTCTTGTGACACGTACCAGCGCCCCGTTTACCCAGACAAGATCGTTGACCGCTCTATCCGCTGTCGCGGTGGGGCTGTGCCCCTCATCGTTGGGAGTAATGGCCTTTTTGACATCGGCCCAAAGTTCATCGAAATTTCCGATTTCGGTCCAGAACTCGGTACGGTCCAGAGAAACGCCGGACGGCACCGGCTTTACGGAAAGATAGGCGTTGCCCTTGCTGTCCACTACAACGGTATTTGCCTCATACTGGCTTGTGATGTCCCACTGAATCGGGTTTGCGTACTTGATCGTGGCCAGGCTGACGAAATTCGTCAGTTTGGTGTTGAATTCGTTCAGCTCGTCCATAATCCAATCAAGATTGAGATCATGGAAATTGGTGTAGGGCGCTTTGTGAATAGGATTAATATTCATAAATCACATCTCCTTAATATACCAGCAAACAAAAATTTGCCCGGATGTCCGTAACGATTTTATGGATTGCATTTTCCATTGCAAGGGTCAACTCTTTGGCAATAAGGTCTTGCGGGTCTCGCCCTGCCCGGCCCTTCTCGGTCACGGTGTCATTGTAGCCGTCGTGTAACTCCGAGACATTGTCATCGGTTGTTGTCTGATCGGTGGTGGTCGTGTCCGTGCCGCTGCTGGTAATAGTGTTCCCAGTACCGAGGGCCGTTGTGCTCCTCTCCGCAGTTTGTAATGCCCCACTGTCGAATCCCGTGACGTCCCGGGTTGTGATGTCACTGCCGTTATTCTGGCCGGTGGTAGTCAGGTTAGGCGCTCTTGTGGTAGTTCCCTTCACGCCGTTAGTGCGGTTAATTGTGCCGCCGCTGGTTCCTGCATGGTCGGTGTTTCTGGTTCGGTCATCGGACGCCAAAGCGTCGTATTTAAGGCCCAGGGCCTCAGCGTACCGGGTCCAGCTCGGGAGCATGGTTTCAGAATAGACGCCCAGCGCCCTGCGCATCGTGGGGCCGTCCGCATACAATACCTCTAATTCCAGCGTATCAAACAGTAATTGATTGCAGACAGTCTCTTTAGATACACTGTCGGGAACTTTCAAGTCGTCGAACAATTTCGGGTATCTTGCCAACAGGCCGTTAAAGCTCAACGTTGCGTGCATCGCTGTTCACCTCCTGCGCCCCAGTATCGGGCGGAAAACGCCAATCGACCCATAAAGTAGATTTGTCAATTCCAAAGAGCTTGTGGACCCGCTCGCACCCATGCTGCAAGCTGTCCAACCATAGCGACGCTTTTGCGGCTGTCTCAACGTTGTTAGAATTGACTTCGTCTGTCAACATCCTCTCTTTTTTGCTGGTATTGGTGTTGGGGATGCCCACTTCCGTGTCAAACAGCGCTTTAATGGTTTTAAGGGCTGTAAGCAATTCGTTGGTAATGAAGTTCCCTTTGAGGTCAGTTGCAAAATACATCCACGGGGCTTGCCCGGATGCCCCATTCTTGGGCGCTTTGAGCAAAGAGGCATCAACAAAAACGGCGGGGTCACCCTGCATAATCGCGTCAAACATCTTTTTAAAAGATTCTGCACCCGCTTTGTTGCCGGACGCAAACACGTAGGCAAGGCGGCTGTTGATTAAATTGCTCTGGATGGTCTGGGCAGCAAGGGCCATCATATCCCCATAATAGGCCACAATATCCACCATACCGCGGTAATCGGGCTGCAAATTGATGATCTCGCACTGCTTCCCGATTTGCAAATAGGGGGACCCTTTGATAAAAGGGTTTGCAATGATGGAGTGTGTGGGATTGTAAAAAATGTTAATGCCGGTCAATCCCATTCGGTCATATACCAGGCCGTAACGGTCAGTATTGAACACCGTAACACCGCCGGAACCAAAAACAAGATATTGCAAGCGGTTAATGGGCCATGTTTCGGGCAATGTCCAGCGGACCATAGACACGGCCTCAAGAAACAGGTATTTACGGAAATAATAGGATAAGCTGTTACCCTTGGTGTGCATCACGGAGGGAGTCACCGGCGACACATGGGCGTTAATTTGCTCGTAGCTGTATGGAGCACTCACAACAGACGACCTCCCCTCGCCATCTTAAACAGCAACCATACCGGCAATTTGCCAGTAGGCCACGGCCCGGGACCCGGACCAGGGCCCCCGCCCGAGTCCCACTCTACGTCCCATGTCCCCACCTGATTCGGGATCCTGATAATGCTGGACGGGTCCCTCAGGTTTCCAGCGGCATCGGCATATTCCCAGTGCGTGTGTATGCCCGTTGCGTTGCCGGTCTCGCCCTGTGTGCCGATAAACTGCCCCTTGGAGATCGTGTCGCCCACGTTCCAAATCTGTGAGGCAAAGTGTGCGGCTCGCCATGTCGTGCCGTTGGCCATTCGCACTTTAATCATATTGCCCCATGACTGGTCGCCCGAGGTGCTGCCATTCCAATGCTGGGCCACTACCACAACGCCCGCCTCGGGCGCGTACGCTTTATGATTACCGTGCACCGTGTCAATGCCCCGGTGGGGACTTCCGTCCGGGTACGCCGGATAACCGGCGGTAACTCTGATTGGCGACACATCAGTAATACACTGTTTATATACTGCCATTGTTTATGCCTCCTACTCATAGAAAAAACCATTCTTCAGATAACTTTTGACACTGTCGATTTCTTCTGCTGTCGCCGCTAGTGCGATGTCGGGATCGTCAACCATAATATACCCCGGAATTGTGGACAACTGTACCCGCTTACACAGGGGCCGTCCGTGGTCCTCATTGTTGTCGTCCACAAGAATTTTAAAGCGAGCGACCATATACGGCACCGAATCAAAAGCTATTGTGGACCCCGTTGCGCCCTTGCTCGCTACATCTGCATTAGTTGCCTGTGCAGCATTTAAAATACCGTTTCCGACGTCTGAGAAAGAACCCCCGGATAATGCTGCCTGGATACCTCCGAACGCTGCCGCAATACCAGTATGCAGCAAGCCTCCGCTGCCCGACGGTATATCAAATGTAATATTGGAAAGTTGAATAGGTACCCCAAGTTTGGCGGTTGTCTCGTGTACTAGCTGATTCGAATCGGTAAATATACGTAAAATACTGTCGCCGGTAAAAAGGTCAACCATATATTGTATAGATAAGGTGTCAGCGCCCCACAGTTTAGATGCGTCAAGAGGTATCACTCCAAAGGGCTGCAAGAAGATAGTGTAGTCCGTGTAGGGGGAGGCATTACAATACCCTCCGCGGCTTGCCGCTTGAGGGTGCTTCTGGATACTCACGCTCACCGATTTTGTTAATTTGTTATTATCTTCTCCCAAAATCCAACATGGAACGTCTATCGACCACCACCCGATATCTACACTTGAAACAAGCGGTAAATGTGCGGTGAGTTCGGCGATGTCAAATGGAAAGTAATTGCAACTTACGATATACTGATAGGGATTAAAAAGAACCTTTGTTAAACTGTCGCTAATTTCCGTATTGTCAATACTAAGGTATGACACATCAGTCAGCAATTTTGCAGATAGTTTTTTGGCATTTGTAGGGGTCATTACTGCATATGTAATAGCCCCAATGGAGTTTGCGGCTTTAGCTATAAACCCAATAACAAAGAATCCCCCGCTAATTGTTTCCGCAAAGCCACCTTGAAAAGCGGTTGTTACACTTTGCACTTTAGCCGATGCCGGGTAAAGTCCATCTGAAATTGTACCATCATACTGCGCAGACGATCTTGTGACATATTCCGTACTATTGCCGATTTGGTCACGATAGCTTGCAAGAGTGTCAACAGTCAGCGAGGCATTCCAGAGTCCGTCCGAATATGTCCAGTTCTTCACCCAGTAGTACCGACTGAACGTGGGCAGGTAGCAATAATTAAATCCCGTGGGGTCGCTCTGCGTCGCGATCTTGATCTCCGGGTCAATGATGTTACAGGGGGCTTTAAGGTCAATTCCGAACCCCTGCCCACCGCTGGGCCGCTTTGTGCTATTGGTGCGCTTTGCGAACTGATAAAAGGTAGCTTGCATTTTGCACCTCCTATAAAATAACCGGCGGGCAGTGCCCGCCGGTATTGGTCAGGACTTCGATGGGTCCGCGTCCTTATGCGTGGTGGTTTCAAGGGTGGAGGCTCTGGCTGCTTTGCTCGTGCTGGGTGCAGTGACGTCTCCGGCGGTCATCAGGAACAGAACGGCGTTCTCGGTGAAGTCGTCGTACCACGACCACCCGTAGTGATACCAGAAATTCGTATACAGGCCGCGTGCGTTCATGGGGGTAGGGACCACGCGGGACAGCTTCGGAGTGTATCCGATGGCGTCCCAGTCCAGCAGGCACCCGAATACATTGGACAGCTGAACCGCGGCATTCTTGGACGCCACACCGGTGGTGCTGGTTACGACAGGCGTCGCAGAGATGGTTTCGCGCTTGTCAATGTTCTGCCAGAACGTGACCTGTTCGGCATCACGGTATTTCAGCATGTTATCGTGGAACACCTCGGGAATCACGCGGGCGTCGATCTGGCTCTGTGTGCCACTGTACAGATAGAGGTGCTGACGATCATACGGGGTGTGGCGCATGATGTTGTACGTCGCGCTGCCAATCTTCCAGTTCTGATGCCAGTTGATGGAACGCTCTTTCATCAGGCGGGAAATATCGTTGATACGGCCATAGGCGTATTTGGCGAATCCCGGGAAGTTTGCTTCCTTATACACGTCCTGCACGGTCAGTTTCGTGCCCTGCTGGGCGTTGTACTCGTCGAGCAGATAAACGACACTGGTCGGGCTGGTAACCGTCATGCCGGTCAGATGATTGGCCATCAGGTTATTGGCGAGGTTGCGCCGGTCTGCCTCGATCTGGTTCGACAGATGCAGCACAAACGAGGACCAGAACTGCGCCAGTTCCTCGGGGCCTTTGAACGCTGCTTCCATCTGGGTATCAGCTTGCGTGTATACGCGGCTATAATTGGTCTGACCATAGTAGTTAGTCTGAAGGACTTTAGGCTTGTGGACTTCGTACATATCCACGCTCTGGCCGTCTTGCAGCGCCCACGCCTTGTCGGTGACGGGGTCAGTGTCGCAGAAATTGATCTTCCGCACATGGTTCGACCAGTCGTCACCCGTGACCTGCAAGCGCTTCAGGGGTGCGTCATAGGGACGGACGGCAAAGATGGTGCGGCCCAGCACCTGGCTGATCGCCTTGGTGTAATTGTCGGGGCCGGTCAGCAGCGTGGCTTGCGCAACAGAAACGAAACTAGACGTGTCCACGATGGGCGATGTCGGTTCCTGACCGGTGGCCATTTTGTTAACCTCAGTCAAAATTGCGGCAATGTCCGCAAAATCCATACCAAGAGGCATATTACTTCACTTCCTTTCCATAAGTCGGGTCGATAATTCGGGCCGTCACCGTAGCAGCATCTGCCGCCGGCTGCTGCTGGATGCCAAGGCCCAGCGCGTTTGCCTGCAACGTCTGCGTCATAGTCTGCATTGCCTGGGCGCTGGTCTGCTGGCCCTGCAAAATCTCCCGCAACAGGGTTTCGAGGCCGTCATACTGCGGTGCGGGCTGCGGCACGGGCTGCGGTGCGGGCTGCGGTGCGGGCTGCGGCACGGGCTGCGGTGCGGGCTGCGGCACGGGCTGCGGTGCGGGCTGCGGTGCGGGCTGCGGCACGGGCTTCTCCATAGCTTCGATCTCTGCTTTGGTGTATCCGGCCATTGCGAGGGCCGCTTTTTCACTGATTTTCAACTTTAGTCGCCTCCATTACAACGTATGTGTCATGTGCCAGGCATTTAACGACCTGGTCTTTGTCTCCTTTGGACAGCGGGCCCACCGCGCAACACTGCCGCGTGTGGGCGACGTCTGCCCAGTCGCTATAGTAGCCGATGCCCATACGAGTGCAAAGGTCAGCCCATTCGCTATAGTAGCCGACGCCCAAACGAGTGCACAGGTCAGCCAGCAGAAACGCACGCTCGTTTGTGATCGACTGGGCAAAAATGATATAACAACCCATTGGTTAGCTCTCCTTCTTGATATCATCCAGAGCAAGCCTCATCTCGGTAATAGCCGCAGTGTTCTCCTTGACAACGGTATTACACTGATACCACATCAGCAGAAAAGCGGCGATAGGAAACCCCACGTTAGAAATAGCCTGAATCACAGTATTAGCATCCATTTGTGCACCTCCATATTAAATATAAATACAAGTAAATCCCAGGTTCTTGCGCTGGCTGACGCATGCCCGCCCCTTCTGGGGACTGCCTGTGGGCACCTGGGATTGACTTTAATATATACTGCCCGTTTAAAAAAGTCAAGTACCGCAATACTCGCGAAAGAAAATTTCATCCGAGTAACGCTCAAATTCAATCTGACGCTGCAAGTACGCGGGCCAGATATACCCATATGAGGCCCTAAATCGTTTTCGCTCATAGTCACCGGTTCCATACGTGGGCATCTCGCCAGACCGATGCCTACACACATAGTAGAGGGGTTTACTCTTGTGCTCATAGATGCAGCACCGCCCAATTTGAACAAGTGGGTAGTATTCCCGGAGGGGTCGGGACACGACAAGACTTTTCTCCTCGGCGCTGTATTGGTTTTCAATAGCGGACCTGTAAAAATCTGTACCGGTCATAGACCTATAGAGGGCCGTATTGGCTTTCTCTTTGGCAATAGGGCTGTCCACAAGATCAATCAAAAGAATCCCTTTATCGGCCAGCAGCTTGACGCGCTCTTTCTTACCGATCATTTTTTCAACCGTATCCGTAATTTCCCACTGCATATAATAGGGGTTCGCCATGCCAACAGCGTTTGACATACACAACAGCGTCAGGGGCTTTTGCCCTTGCAATTCGCGGTTACGGTTGACCGTTTCATAAATGTTGGCAAGGCCCACACCCTCGCCTCGCCGGTAATAGTCAGACTCTTCTTTCTGGTACTCGTCCAAGATAATTATATTGGTATGGGGGCTTGAAAAACCACGGGTGCGAGCAAGAGTCACCACACTACCCACTACGCCCGACATCTTGGCCGGTTTTATGGGCGCTCCTGTATCCGTGTAGGCTCCTGCATTGCCCACTTCATACAGTCCCGCTATTTTGGGCAATTTGAACGGGGCGTAATGTGTTTGCAAATCGTCGTTCAATGGAGACCACGGCCACATACTGGGCGATGCACAAATAAGTTCCGCTTGCTGCGGCGTGCGGCGCAGATATAGAAATTCTTCTTCGGTCTGATGCACGTGCTTCAATGCTCCATAAGTCTTGCCGGTACCACGTCCGCCCCAAATAAAAATAATAGGTGCTCCGGTGGACAAGATGCCGTCATCCTCGGAGAAATTAGGCCAACCGTCTTCGGTGTAAAGTTTAATCATCTTTGTTCCCCCCTAAAAACACATACCATGGAAGGGAATGGAGCACTGTTTCTGCTTCCTCCAAACTTTAGTCTTCCTCTAACAAAACGGATCTCCGCTCTCCGGTAAATATAATCGTGGAACCATGCAGTGTCGGTTCTAGCGGGCAGCAGCATCACCACAAGGGCTCCGGTCTGTGCGCTCATATACGCTTTTTTGACCCACTGGCCAACCTGTCTGCCATACGGCGGATTGCACCAAACGCGCCCATTCCACGGCATGCTCAGGCCGTCTTGCTCTGGAGAATAAAAGTTTATACACTTGGCATTCTCTGGCGTCGCACAAGCGTCTAATGTGAAATCAAACTCCCGGTTTAGCTTGTCGAAAAATTCTTGTGGAGTTTCCCACAGTCCCGTTTTGCTTGTAAACAATGCATTGTTCATTATGTAACCTCCATGATCTTATACCCGAGTATCTTTGCATACTCGTCCGTGATGCCGAGTGTATAGGTATTATCACAAATACACAAATTGCGGGTGATGTGGACTGTATGTCCATCTACCACAAAATCGGGCACATTGGGGCGATCATTATAAATAACCTGATTTCCTGCGGCAAGACAGAACGTAAAGTCGGGCTTGAACACCTCAAAACCACCCCACAGGGCCAGCTCCAAACCGCCCTTCCGTTTGCTAACTCCGGCTATGGTAGTAGTGATCGGCCCGCCCTTTTTATAGGTAGTCGCATATTTTTTTGCGCCCCACGTCATAAACTCCGCATAGCTACGCTCTTGCTCATACACACCCATGTAATGAGTATTGCCTTTTGGGTCCGTAGCACACGCGCCATTATCTTTCGCAAGCTGTTTCACAGATTTGTTGAACTCCACTAAATCAATATTACCCATGTATTTGACGCTGTCAGTGTCGCAGTACACACCATTCTTGCCCGCGGCCCATTGCGCTATTTTTAGGCGCTTGCGAGTGTGAGCCGTTGTCCATACGCCCCATTGGTAGGGCAAAAACAAGTGAGGGCAGTGGTCGTTATAACTGCCCTCCGGGTCGTCGGTGCACTCGCTCCAAAGATTGTCGGGGTCATCCTCGTCAAAAAGTGTGTCCAGCTGCAAGGGGTCTTGTGCGGTCATGCCGTAGTAGCTATTGAGATCACCCTTGGCCTTGACATAATACAAATCTTGACCGGCCACACCTTTAAGGGACGTTTTGCCGGTGTAACTTTCTTTTACGCAATCCGTCAAGGGCTTTGGCAGTTTGCCATAATCGGACGTCCAGAGATCGAGAACGTTAAGGCCGTCCCAGTCATACTCTTTGGCAATGATTCTGAAATCTATATCTGTTATGGTGATCTCGAAATGGTCAGCAGACAGCAGACGGCCATTGTCGTTAATGTATCCTTCACAGTGCCTAACCTTTGCAAGGGGAATATACGGGAACCCCCACCACTTGAAACGCTGACGCAAACCTTTCACTTGCAAGCGCATCAAGCAAGCCTTGCCGTGCCTCATACATTGCATTAACCTCTCTACGGTGGCCGGTTCCTGCCTAAATGGTGTCATAGGAAAATAGCATTCACATTGTACGGCAGGGTATGCACTAGACATATCCACGGAACCGACATTTTCCAAATGTAACCCCACATAATAGCGGTTAGCGTGCGTGTCACCACCTCTAAACGCTTCCCGCAACATCTGGTAAAGGTCCCATGACGGCAAAAGGCGCTTGACCCGTTTAATGCCCCATTTATACATTGCTTCGCGTGCCATTCGTCTGACATACCCGGTGCGCGTTAGTGGTAGAGTATACAGGTCGTCGCCATCTCGGTTCATCTCGATTAACAGGCACTCCACAATACACCGAACATCATTGACACAATACGCTAATTCTGTAGACGTTAATGGCGTCCATGGGTACCGAACTTTGGAATAATCAAGTGCCCCGGTCAATTTGGCATGTGGGGCACCTAGCTGTTTGCCCCAGGCATCAAGGGATAAATTGCTGTGCCGCATACTGCATCGGTACTCAATAGCGCGATTGTCGCATTTTAAGACCCTGCGTGGCTTGCTGGCGAACACCTCTCCCGGGCCAAAATCCAGAACACCCGACAAATATTGAAATTCATGTGCAAGATTGTGAACGTACATGCACAAATACCAATCACCTTGCGGGCCGCTGTTTGCTTGCAAATAGTCGCTGATTGCTCCCGTAAAGTTCAGCCACTCATCCCACGTCCTACCAATAATAGTAATATCCAGACCGAGTTGACACTGCCAGATATACATAATGGTGTGGGGATTTCCGTCCGCATCAACACATACTCGGGAAGTCTCAATATCAAACGCGCACGGCATATTCACATACAAACGCTTCTTGTTCGTTTTGCGTTTCTTGCCTTTTGTGTGTTTGCGGTCTAAATGCTCCATAAGCCACGGGACAGGGTTATAATTACAAGCCTCCGCCAAAACCTCCGCGCAGGTCGGCGGAACTGCTGCCTTCGCTATAGTCCCATTCTTTGCCATAGTTGACCTCGCCTTGCTGCCACTTTGCAAAATCGTCGATACTGACATTGTAGCCGCCTTTCTCGCGCCAGTACATAACCGGCTGGTCGGACGGATAGTAATATACACCCGATGCTTTCACGATCTCCCACCACTCCGACAGAGCAGTATATTGATCTTCGGGTACGTCAGCAATATCAATATCGCCAACTTTCATTTTTTGCTTGAATTCCTCACGGGCACCGCCTACTGTGGACCCTTTAGAACGCACAAAACGCGCTACATCCGCTAGCGACTGTTCCAATGCTTTGCGGTCTCCTTGCAGTGCCTTTAGGGTCGGGAAACCTCCGGCAAATTCTTTATAAACGTCGCTTGTGCCGCTGATGGGGTCTTTTGATAGGCGCTTAATACGTTTCTGCGCAATGTCGCGAAGTCGAGTGTATTCTTTGCGCATCTGATTATCTGGCCAAGACTCCAAGGCATAGGGGGTATACAGCTCGGCACTGTATTTAAGGGTAGCCCTCGCTTTAGCTGCGCCTACTGCCATGTTTCTTGCGCTCCTTTCTATCTAAGATCATATAATACCAGTCCAGAGGGTCCGCTTCAATGCCCAATCCGTTGAAAATGATTTTGGCCCATTCAGAGCGGAAAAACTCAACGTCTTTGGTTGCGACTCCACTATATACAATGGCAGAGGCAAGATATATCATGGAGTCGTCGCAGTTCAGCAAGGATACTCTGTTATCTTTACTTTTCATGGGGCCTCCTATAATAAATATGGGCGGCCATAGGCCGCCCGCCGTCAAAACGGCAAATCGTCGTCATCGGGCAGAGAAATAAATTCCTCACTCATCTCCCGCATCGTCTTCGTCGTCTTCGTCGTTATGGCCGGAAATAACCAGTTCCGGAAAACCCTTGTCGTTTTCCTCAACGGTCAGAACAACATTGCGCAGGGTGATTTTGCGCATCCAATCGGATACGGTCTCATCGGGGTCGATCTTGACGGACACAGACGGTGCATCATATTTGCCGGATTTCAGCCACATTTCACCATCTTCAATCTGCACCGTGCCTTCAAATTCTGGCAGCTTGACGTAGCTCATGTTGGATTTACGGGACTTACCGGTGGACTTTTTGTTGTTGCGTTTCATCATGGTATTGATTCCTTTCTGCCCTGTCTCATCAGTACCGGACGGGCTACCCGGTAGACGGCCCGTAGGCCGTTTCGACTCATTTCTTGTCGTATAAAGAGTACATGGCCCTGACACCATCTCGGACGTGATCCGCACCCTGATACATGAGATCGGCTGACAAGCACGTCCCTTTGAAGCCCTTAAGCGTCTCAACCTGCTCGTCGCAATGCTTAAGTGCTTGCCGATAACCGGCCAACCACGCACGATCAGTTGCGGCCCGAATGGATTCTTTAGGGTCCTCATACTCACAGCACGTTAGCGACCCGTCGGGGTGTATCTCAATGATGAATTTACGCATTTCCATTTGTAGAGTCTCCTTCCTGTAAAATGTTCAGAGTCTTTGCAAGACTAACAAGCATCTTAATACTGTCGATGATGTCATCGTCAGAAAGATCAATCAGGTTCTTACCATCAAGAGTAATGTTATCATCGGTTAAAGTGATTTTAATCACGACTTCTTTTTTCATCGGAGCACCCCCTTTCTTTTTTCAATCTTTACCAACAAGTCCAAGCTCTATAGCAATACCACGGACGCCAAACAGCATAGCCCGATAAAGGTCGGCGTATGTATTGTAGATTTCGTCCCCGGTTTGACGATAAAGATCATTATTGTAATCTACCGTCAATTGTAACTTATTAAGACGATCAAGAATAATATTTTGTTCTTTACGTGTCATAATAATCACCTTTTCTTGTTTCTTGTTTCTTGTTTTCTTGTTTCTTGTTTCTTTCATTGTCTATATTATACCATACACTAAATTGCATATGTTGCTATTTACATTGTAAAAATTGCTATACTCCCCTACCCTACCGAGTGCAGAGGGAGGGATTTTCTTATAGGTAGTAAGCATTGACTAACTACTATATATTGTGTCTATTGACATTTTGCACAAAAATTTAGCCGTTGGGGAAGAAAATTTTGTGCAATCTGCTATTACGTGTCCC